TTCTTACAGTAGGATACCAATTATTACAATATATTTTCAATACACGCTTCTTTGTTTTTGAGATGTTGTTCAGATCAGGAAACTCGATAGAACACACTGCACTAAAACTATTTGAAGTTTTATGTGGATATGTACTTGCTAAAGTTACGCAGAGCAAGGCATTAGACACAGCTTGATTTCACCCAGATTTGCCACAACATAACGAATTAGCATAAACCAATCATTCTTCATCTGGATCTCCAAGTTATTGCATAAGTTGGTGCACTTGGTAAACAGAACTAGATGAGGAAGTGAAAAGTTGCCAGTTACAATCTCGTTATTATCCCTCTTACGAATACTGAACTCGTTCTCTGAATCGCCCATGATCGTCGTACGAGATGCAAAGTGACCCTTGCATCCAAACGTTAGGCTTGAAGATACGTTCTTGATCTCTACCGTCTTAGCTCCAAGTAGAGACATATCACGGCAGATCTTTTGGAAGTCAAGAGATGGCATGGTAAACACAGTAGAGAAATCAGTCTCAGGTAACTGAATATCTGGCTCGTCGCGATCAAGTAGATTGAGCTTGTAGCGCGTTACCTGTTTCTTCTCACCATCCTCTAGAAGAATACCTAGAGTATTTGGATCAGCATGATCGACATAAAAAGTTATGGTATCATCATTGGTGGCAGTACGCAGAATGCGATGAAGGTGGTCGGTATTAATTCCAATCACAAACTTTGGGGCAGAGTGATTGTATCCAAACTTCTCGAACTTGTCAGCATGAAGGCGTAAATGAACTAGAACTGTGCGAGTGTTGTCCATAGCAACCATGCGAATTCCATCCTTGTCAAAAATTAGTGACATCTCTACGAGAATACACTTGAGAGCCTCAGTGAGTGTGCGAACAGCGCCAGTTTGGACAGTCTTCGCTTCCACAATAAAGTCCGGCATTTTGTAAATTAAGTTTTCTTCGTTTAAAATCCTTTTGATTAGTTGTATTCGATATTTCGCCAATTAATTGTTGATATACTGATATTCCATCCTCTTATAATATTTATAGTTCTATAATGTTTTTGATTACGGCTTTTTAAATCTCGTATGTAATTCATATCAACTAAATCAGGATGAACATACCAGTCTTCAAAAGGGGAATTTACCATATCATGTATATCGAGAAATACAGGATAATATCCTCTCTTTATAAATATATCGCGTGACCTTCCACGAGTATTATTATTTGATGTACGATAAATATCATGTTCAAATGTTACTACTGCAAACTTATAGTTATCCATAACTTCTTTGTCTAGTTTTTCAAGAGCTGAAATTGTAGTTCCCATATCTGCTTCTAGATCTATTTGCAAATAATCAATATGGTTTGGAACATTATTTGACTCAAATAAAGCCTTGTAATCAACCTTTGTTGCATCCGAGTGTATATGAACACTATTTGGACGGTGAGTTTTATATCCTGGAAAATGATATGCATCGTATTCAATCATAATACCTTTCCAATTATAAGAACTTTCAAGAATATAAGAATTATTAATATGAACAGGATCATATGAACCTATTTCTAAAAAATAACCATTTTGTTTATGTTTCATGACATTAAGAACAAATTTATCCTGTTCTGCTTGACCGTTGTATTTAATAACACTCATTTTTAAATTAAGGGTTCTTAGTTTAAAATCCTTTTGGCCCATCCAGGATTCGAACCTAGGTTACGAGATTCAGAGTCTCGTGTACTAACCAACTATACGAATAGGCCGATTATACTTCTTGGTATGGCTGTAAATTATTTACTTATCTTCGCTTCCATTTCCACACATAGCGCCGCCACGAATGCTTCGCTTTACACTCACAATACGACCATACTTATTCTGCTTTAAATCTTTACGTGTAAGGCCTCCAGAAGTCTTTTCAGCGGTTCCGTTCCAAACCTTGCGGCGGCTACCTACCTTCTGTGTCTTGTGATTTGGCATTTACTTAATATCCCACTTAATCTTTTTTAGGATAAGATTTGTCCAGAAGTTCCCATTTGTCTTTATGACCTTCTGAAGATCAGGAGAATAGGATGAAATAAAAAGTCTTGAAAAATCATATTTTGTATCAATCATCTCAAGATACTTCTGTTCGAGAAAAGCAGGTGTGATCTCTCTATACTTACTGGTATATATAATTGGACATCCTTTATAAAGATTAACTATACGCTCATTATACTCTACAATTGGAATACAACCTGCAATCAGGGCTTCATAATGTCTATGACAATCTATACCGTTTCCTTCAGGACTCACAACAAACTTGTAATTGGGTAAGTCGGAATAGTATTCCGAATTACTTTTCATTTTATTTTGAATTCCGTTTGACTTTAATGTTACAACGATCTTCTTTCTATTGTAAAATAGTGGAGATGGTCTTCTTAGACGATCAGTGTTTTCTTTAAATCCACACCAAACAAGATTTTCATGATTTCCTATTTGAGTTTCTGTCTCTTCGTAATCTAAATAACGGTAGTACATGCCGATAGGAAAAGGTTGTATTGAATCAAGAGCATCTATACTTGAAGCATTGATAATTAGATCATTTTTATCTTTACGCAGTTGTTGCCACTCACGTAAAGTATGCATTATTTACTATATATATTTACCGATTAAATATCAAGTTGATGAGATGAGACATTTTAATATTGTTGCTGCATTAAAAAAAGCAACTCCAACTGAACAAGTACCTCAACCCAAATATAATATTTATAAAGATGAGATATATAGACCAGTTCATACACACCGAATATATAAGATTCCAATCTATGAAAAAATAAATACGACTAAAAATATTTCAAATTTATCTTTAAATAAACTAGAAGCTGTTTTTATATGCATTACGCTTGCAGAAATTGAAAGTTCAAAATTTGATATCTTTATGGAAAACATGACAAGTACAATCGAAGAAAAGGTTCCATTAGACTGTGTTTTAGTACTGAATAAATACTACTATACCTCAATAAAAGATAAACTTGATACTTTTGTAAACCTAGCTTCTAAAAAATTCAATTCTGTAGATATTATTAACCTAAATATACATCCAAACGATGACATATATATACAAGGGTCTGCTCAAGATAATATTAAAACAATACCAAAGTACGGGTTTACATCTGGTCCAAATTTAATGTTTTTGAAATCAATGTATTATGCATCGAAATATAACACAGTTCTCTTACTTGAATCTGATTGTACTTTAAGTCAAAACTGGGCTTTGGCATGTATAAATTATGTACAATACTCCGGAACCTTCTTAGTTTCTGGAGCATGTTATGACGGTAATATGGAATTATCAATTGATGATAAGAGTATGTTCTTACACATTAATGGAGTAGCGTTTTATAAAACTGGTGATCCAATGTTCACAAATTTACTTGGACATGTTGATTCATATATATTAAAACTAGTTCCTGAATACGGACATGTAGCTTATGACTTAGCTATTACTCAAATGATATTTGATATGTTGAGTTCTGATAAATCAAACTATGCGTTTTGGAGATATATGTATAGAAACATAACAAAAAATACCCTGATAATCAATGCGTCTACTTATATAGATAAAGATACACCGCTTTCAACATTTTATGATAAATTTCCATCATGTGTTATTTTACACAAGAAAACTTAGATTGCTCGAAGTTCAAGTATAGAAGTGGCTTTAGGTTTGTTGCGAACTTCTATACCTTTCTCAATAAAGAATGGAGTTCCGTAATGTACCATTTTCATAGTTTCCCATCCTGCAGTCTTAAATACGCTTCCAATAAGTTCTGGAATGCTGTTATACCAATCTAATGTTGAACAGTACCGCCATATGAAATCTTGATCTGAAAGGTGAGGTCGTCCCATAAAATGATCATTATCAGTGAACTTATGATTTGATATCATTGTTATTACAATTTCTAACATTTCTTTACTTGTGTAAGTGAATGTGGGACAGCCGTCGCGATCAGCAATATTAAATTTGTTAGGAGTGTATTTAAGTACATCATCAATGCTTAATGTATAATTAATTACATCAGGTTCTGCAGTACATATTGATTGATTAAACTCAGATGCAACCAAATATGCTGCAACCCATCGCATAAATGATGCTCTGTCAAATCCCTTAAAGTTTACTGATGGAAAAGATTCTACATTCTTACAGAATCTATTCACAATATCACTTGACATTCTATCTAAAATATACTTTTTATCGGTAATAACAACCGTAAATCCCATGTTTTCCCAACTTTTCTTCCATAAATCAAGTAGGCGGATATAATCGTTTGTTAGATGACCTTCCAATGATTCAAAATGTGTATGAATTATCATTTGCTTATTATAGACTAAAATATAATAAATTCATCAGTTTCTACGAATTCATAAGGTTCTATAGGGTGAATATGATTGATATATGCATTTGGATCTTCTAATACAGTATTATCGCTAATAATACAATTATATTTAATGTTATATAAATCTACATCTTTTTGACATACTGGTGTTTCGTGTCCTTCTATAAATGAATATTTGTTCATCTCATTGTAAAACTCTAAGTTAAGTGAAATATCTGCTTTTAACATCATATGTTTGAAAAGCAACAGCATTAAAAACCGTCTTGGATGACTATGAGTATTGAATAACTTTATTTTAGAAATATTACGCTGAATGAAATCAGATACCGGTTTGTATCCTAAAGAATCAATATGCTCGCACAAATACTTCATTGAATGAAGAAATTTTGAATGTACTTCATGAATAGGTTTCTTAATAATATGCATAATAGTATGATGGTACATTCGTAATTCTAAATTTGGAAGCATAAATATCGGCTTATTGGTAATTCCAAACTCTTTAAAAAAGTTTACATCAAGATGACTTATAGTATTAAGTATATCATACTTTTGGACACTTTCGCATATAAACAAATCAGTATTATCCACTATTTTTTTTATTGTATTTTTTGGAATAATATCAAACTTTCCATTCCAGTCAGGAACATAAATCATATAAATATTTCTTTTCAAATGAGGAATATTTATATTATTAAAGTAAAACGCAAATTGGGTCATACGACAGCCACCTATAAATAAAATATTATTTTCACAATTATTATTGTACAATAAAAATGTTTTAGTTACCAAGTTTACATGTGATACATCATCAACATACATTACCTTTTGTGTTTTAATTTGATTTAGCGGCATATCTCTCATTTGTATAACATAATTGAAATTCAGTATTGAAGTTCAATTGTGGTTTTTATTATGTTTGAATTACGGTGAATACCAAAGTAACACACTCTACGCTTAGTTGGAGTACGCGAGTCCACCCATGCCTGACATGACGCGGAGGACGTTGTAGTTGAGCGCGTAGACGCGTACCTGCGCCGTGCGGCTGCCAGTGACCGTGTTGAGTGAGACCGTGAGCTGTAGCGTGGCCTTGTCAATACGAGAAAAGTTGCAGCTTCCAGAAGGCTGGTGCTCCTCAGGGCGTAGCGCAAAGGAGTACACGTTAATGCCGGTGGAAGGTGAGCGGCTGTGGTGCTGGTAAGGCTGTACCTTGTCGAAGTATGAGCCCTCGCGCTCCGTGAAGCGGTCCTGACCGTTGAGCTGTAGCTTGGCAACCTCAACAGGGTTCTTACCCTCGCAGCGTACACCGGAGTCTAGGATGACCTTCGCGAGTAGGTAGTTGACACCAGACTCGAACTCAGCAACGCCATATGAGTCAGCCAGCTCAGCGCCGTACTGGGTCGCGGCCTGCGTCGCACCCTGTCCAAGAACAGCAGTCGCCTGGGAGGGAGTTGAACCAGCCGTCGCGCGACCAGACTGGCCTAGGAGTGACGTAATGAGGCCGTCCGTTGAGAAGTCATCGGAGTAGTTGAAGGGCTGCGCACCACCAATTGACGCGAGCCAGCCAGCGGTTGAGCAGTCAACGAATGAGTCACGCTGGACTACCCACTGGAGCTCCTTGACTGGGTGGTTAAAGTTGAGCTGAACCTTGTTGGATGAGCTCGTGATGGACTCCGCACCAGTGTACTGTACCTGCTCGATGAGGTACTCGTGGGACTGCTGCGCGAAGCGGCGGCGCTCCTCCGTGTCGAGGTAGACGTAGTCAACGTATAGAGAGGCAGCGGCTAGGGACTGCGCATTGCCTGCAAGTGGTGAGCCGGCGATGCCCTCGGTGTACTGGCAGTTCTGCCACGTCTCGAAGTCGACGTTGACGCGGACCTCGTGGTACTGTAGCGCAATTAGGGGGATCGCTACACCAGGGTTGCGGCAGAACCAGAACTGGAGAGGAATGTACAACGTCTTGGCAGGGCAGCCGGCACGAGGAATGCAGCTGATCGTCGTCTCTGTGGACGAGCAGGTCGTGTCTAGGGCAATGCCGTTTGAGCGCTTCATTAGAACTAGGTCGTGCGTATTACCGATCATGCTGTCGAGTACAGCTATGTTACCGGCATCCGTGGAGAGCTGCGTCCAGATCTGCATCCAGTCACCATACTGGCGATCAATGCGCTGGCCGCCGATCTCGAGCTCGACCTGCTTGATTAGGCGGTGGCCGATGTAGTTGAGCCAGCGGAAG